TGACCATATGGATCCTTTTTTTTGTCTGTACTAAGTGCATATGCTTCATCAATAAATAATACCCCTCCGTCTGCTTCATCAATAACACTTTGAGTCATATGCTTTGTCACACCTACATGATCACCAATAAGATCAGTTGCTCTAACATATTTGAATTTATTGGATGGAATAACTCCAAGTGCACAATAAATTTGCGCGATAATTTTCCCCAATCGTGTTTTACCAACTCCAGGTGGTCCCTCAATTACTGTATGTAACATTGCATTATTATTTTGTTCAAATCCCTGCAAATAATAAATAATCATATCAAATATGTCATCTTTGACTCTTTGCATACCAATCATTTTTTTTAGTTTTTTTAATGGCTCAACAAGTTTACATATGGTATTTAGGTCAATACTATATTTTTTACTATGTGTCTCAAATATATTTTCACTTTCACTTATCTTATTTTTATTCTTTCTTTTCTTTTGTTTTTTACCCTTCTTAGTCCATTTTTTTGATTCATCATCTGATGTATCGCTATCACTGTTTTTCTTTTTTATTTGGTCATCGTCATACTGCTTTTTCAATACACCAAGACTGATAATGTCATCAATATTTGTTATTTTTTTATTTAATTCTTGAAAATCATCATCACTAATTACATCAGTATCATCATAAATTGGTTTTGTTTCATCATATTCATTATCGGAATCATCATTCATACCATTTTGTGCAGTATTTTTTTGTTCATCATGTGACATTTTATCTAATTGTTTTAATAGTAACATTTGAAGAGGATTTATTTCATCACCTCTTATCCTGACAGTCATTCCATGGGGTGGTGAATTAAATCCATGTAATTCTCTGCAATCATCACATATGAATTCTGGCTCACCATCGGGACCAGTTGATTCAGTGTTATTTTTTGTTGTTCCACTATCAGTTGACATATTTCCTGAACCTTCTAAATTGATATCTGCTTCTAAATTATCAATATTTTCAGTTAATACCCTCACTTTATTTTCAAGTTCAAGTACTCTATCGGTAGTCTTTGAACTCTCTTCCATAATTCTTGTTAAAAGTGAATCCATAAAACCATCCATTTTTTTGAGCATTGATGCTTGTTGCATGGCTAACAATTCAATATATTTTTTCATATGTTCTATATCTTTTTCTAATAGTTCACATTTAATATTTGTACTTGTTTTTTCTTGTAGCTTTGTCTCAATTATTTCCATCAAATTGTCATCAATAGTTGAGCTTCCCTTTTTTCGTGACATTTGGTTTAATATATGATACAATTATATATATATATTGTTTATATTGAAACATGATTTTTATCAATTTTTTCATAATGCTTGCAATGTAAGAATGTATTATATGCTAATGATTTTAAAAAGTATATGTGTTTACTATCATATAATCGATAAAATAGTTAACAATGTAATAATTGTATGATGGACATTAAGTATTTTTATTCTGTCATGCAGTTCTTCATTGTCATTTATTTTATTGGTCTATATGATCATTAGTACCCTATCACATAAACCAATAAAATGAATAAATAAAAAACAATAAGAAAAAATATTAGTTTCTATTGTTTATCATAATGTCATTATTTTAATGATCTATTTTATTGTTCCATGTGATTGGCATACATGTGTCTGTTCAATAAAAATTATCAAGATACAACATTATGTTTATCGTATGACATTATTGCATATTGCAATCATTAATTTTTTCATGATATGACAACAATACTCTTTTTTAATCATTCTTTAATAAAGATACAGTATGTTACAGCACCTAAAGATAATTTCAATAAATACAATCACTAATGAACTACCAGACGTATCAATACTGTGACAACAATCGTGTTGTTGCAACTTTTGCATCTTTTACTTTATGTTTGCATAATTTGTTAACTCGTGTGATAACCGAATTAAATGCACTATCAAAAGTGTGTCAACTTAAATCTAATCTAACGGATGATTTTTTTAGTCACTTAACAATTAACAAGATTCACGCATATGAATCCGGATATATTGTTACGGTTGAAACATTATATTTGTCATCACTGACAACATTATATTCTGAACCGTATGATGTTACATATTCTCTGACACATGATACTCAATTTGACATATTAATTGGTGAACGGGATGGTAAAATAGACAGTCAATTAGTTCATGTTCTCAAAAAAATGATAAGACAAATTAACACACTGGTTACACAACAGGATACAAAAACTAGTGTAAATACAACAGTACAAAAAAGAATAGTTAAACCAGAGCATGCACCGGTACAAACAGTCAGTAATATTTTAAATACAACAACAAATTTACTAGGTGACATTTTGGAAGCCCAAACAAAATTAGAAATTAATACACCCAAAATAGAAAAAACAAGTTTGTTTGAAAAAAAACCGGCATCGGTTGTAAATGATGATAATTACAGTGATACTGAAAGTAATAATGATCAAGAAGATAATACCGACTTGGATCCTGAGGAAATTTTGAAACAGATTCAAAAATTAGAATCTGCATCAAAAATGATTAAAGAAACAGTGAGAGAAAATAAGGATGTTCTACATGATGAAAAAGATAATTTGGCAAATTTCATGTGTAGAGTAAATGAGGAAAATCGAGCAAAAAGATATGAAGAAGAAAAGGCACAACAACGCAAAAATGTTTTTACTAGCGAAAAGGAACATACATACCCGTTAATATATACTGATTTCTTTGTCAAGCGAAAATTTGATGGCTTTGGAGATATTCCACCACTTTTCATAGCCAAGTTCCCAGTATTCTTATTCATGGATGGAAAGGATCATGATGGAAATGATGTGAGACCTAGATTATTGGATAGACCTGATGAATATGAAATTTATGAATTATTATTGAATGCTCTCACGGATGATGAATTTGAACTACCTGAAAATGATGAATACATAAATTTAGTTAAAGATTTTAACCAACAGCTCCCTCAACTTGATTTTGTATCTCAGGATGATATTATGAAGGGATTAAATGAAGCAGATGATGACCCATTATTCAATCAATCTGTATGTTCAGGTGATGATGCAACTGATACAGATGATGAACCAGTTGCAGATGGTATGAGAGGTAATAATGGCAGAAAAGCAAATGCAACATATGGAGGCATTTAATATTTTGTATTTTTTTTGGTATCAATTGGTTTATCAAGCCTGACACATTCTTCAAACATATGATTAAATACAAATGAGACTGTATTTATTGATATTAATATTTCTGACAGGTTGATAGCTTTGAGTTGTTTTTTGTCAAACATATCTAGATGATCTAAAATTTCATCAATATCAGACTTTACATAGTTATATACAAAATGTTGTCCATTACATTTCTTTGTTTTATTGTGATTACAAATGCAGGTAGAATTGAGAGGACAGAATTTATATGAATTTCTTGAAATAATATTTTGTTTCTTAATATGCTTTGCTAGTTTCATGTTTCTCCTAATGGCCAAAAAATTAGCACTGTCTGATAACCACTTTAATTTGGGAACATGCAAAGTTACATTAAATTCTATTTCTTTGTCCCTACACTCACATACATATTTTTTTATTTGTGATGAAATATATTTTTGATATTCCAGTATTTTTAGTTCAGTCAATCTCGTATAATCTAATGCAATAATTTCACTGATTGACAACATTATTTCATCTTCAAAAACACTATTTGTACTTGTTCTACTTGCTTTCAAGGATTCAAACAAACCAGAGGATGACAAAAATGTTTTTTCACTTTTTGTTGTTGTTATTATATCAGCATCATCAAAATTTGTCCATGAACTTCCTAAATTGTCGTCGACCATCAGAACGTGTCAATATACATTACCCATAAAATGTTTAATGACAAAATATATTACGTTAAATTTAGTCGAGCACATGAAAAATTTTATTATAACCAGTTTGTTATTTATATCTGTGCATTTTAATGAAAACTATATCATTTTCATTAAGATTAGTTTAATAGCGAGCAATAGTCTAATGCTCTATTTACTATCTGTCTTTTTTAAAAAATCTTTGTACTTATTTATTTCATCACCTAATAATCTTTCTAATGCAGCTTTTAAACCTGATTTATCATTATCATTAAACTTGAACATATAATGTTTTTTTGGTTTTAATTTCCAATAAGATTTTTTATAATTATTGACCACTGTAATATATTTAATTATTTTCAATTTATTGGGTGATGAATAGTATTCAATATTGACTATTATAGCTGGTATAGATACTTTATTTAGATTAAGATCAACACATTTAATAATTGTGCCCAGAGAAATGTCTTCATTGTCCATAAATTTATATTTTTTTAGCTCCGGAAATTTTGTCAATATAATATCAATTTGTGATTTTGTAATTTTTGTATTTTGAGCAATAGTATCATCCATTAAACCAATAATATTATCAATCTCATTCATCCTTTTGTTTTTTGCCATTTATGTATAATATGTGGGAAATTGTTTAAGAGGTTTGTTAAAGAAATAAAACAATAGACTATTATAAATGCAAAAATTAGCAAATGATGATTATGAACGACCAGTGCAAACATACACTGAAAAATTATCAAAGGATGAAATCAAGCAAAAGTTAGAGGATTATAAAAAGGTTGATAAGATAGAAAATATTAAAATTGGTACACATGTTAGATATTTTTCAAAAAAGGGTGATAAAATGGTATTTAGATTAGGAGGGATCATAATTGCTAACAACGGTTTACCTGATTATGTGATTCTAAAAAATGGTGCAAAGTCTTGGTCTGTTCAAACAAAGGATACCATATTTTTTGCCAGAATATCACTTGCTGATGTGCAACAAGAATATGAAGAATTATTAACAAAAAAAGAAGCACAGATTAAAGGCCTGATAATGGAAAATAAAGAATTAACAGCAATGATAAACAAATATAAAAAAAAATATGGAAAAATCTAATATGTGTGTATGTGTCTAGCATCAGTAAAATTATACTCTTCAATCATTGCAGTGTATGATTTGCTCCATTCCTTATTGTCTGAATCAGTTGAATATTCCAGGAATAAATATATGCGTGCGTCCAAACATGTATCAACAAAACTGCCAACAATTCCATTTCTGCGTAAAATATCCACATCGTCATCTCTGTATGTTTTTTCATACAGAGATAAATATTCCCTAAATTTTGTATATGAGGTTATTTTAAGTGGTTCATGTCCCTTTCTAACTAAATCACCCCAAAATATAATATCATCTTTTGTTTTCAAAAAGAGAGGTGGTTTAATTTTACTTTTTGACTGTTTGTGATTTAGAATAAATCTTTCAAGCTCAAGTGGTGTCATATCTTTAATAATTGGGGGACATACAAAATTATTGACAAGATCATCAATAATTGTATCAGACAGAGGAATATTGGGAAGTTCCATTTCTTCAAACCCACAAATATCAAAATACTTTGTTATTAGTGATGACAAGAAATTTTCTCTTGTAATTGTACTAACAGTAATTGATGTTGATGGAACTGCATTATTCCTAACATATACAGTTACCATTGAGTGTGTTCTAGTACCTAGTGATTCAATTGTATCTGCATGGCAAATTTGTTTCAATTCAAAACGTAACCTTATATATTCGGAAAAAACATGATCAACAGATTGATTTTTGTCATGAATTAGACACATTATTGTGGGACTTTTAATTTTTGGCCAATCACTTAAATATACCATTGTCTCATCGGGCAGCCAATTCATGATGACGCATGTGTCGGGTTCACATTTCAGTCCAGATGACAAATGCTTGAAAAATGATTGTTTTGTAACATCAACATAACATTGAACAGTTGGATTTGTATCTGTTGCAGTAAAATCAATATGTCTAGACGTGTGATCAGCTACCCGTTTTTCCGTGATACCTTTTAGAACAGCAGTCAAAATGCCGGTTCCTGCATTTACTTCAATGCAATGTGAAATGTTAAATATATTCATTAAATGCAAAAGAACATAACACAATTCATGCGTTGGCAACTCATAAATCTTTTGTCGTGAATAACATTCGTAACCAGTTTTCCCCAGTAAAAAACTTTTTAGAAATGGTTTTGTTGTATCAGTATCACTTATTTCCTTTAAACGAGTGGATAGTTTAGAATATGAACCATGACGTATTAAGTAAGAATGCAATTCATGCCGCTTAGACAAAACAATTTCATGTAGCTCTGCCATTGAATATAATATAAATATCATATAATCAGTATACTAACTATTTTATTTTACAATTTTTTTTAATAGTGTATTGGTGTTGCATTTATAATAATATAAAAATAATGGCAATAAGATGCAACACCAATAGTGTATTGGTGTTGCATTTATAATAATATAAAAATAATGGCAATAAGATGCA